CCGTTTTCCTTCGCCCGCTCCAGTAGGCTGATGATCTGTTGCTTCATGAGGCCTCCTTCTCGCCGCCCAGAGCATCAACCAGCTCGGCCAGCAGCTTTGCCAGCTCGCCGGTCATCAGGGCGAAATCCGAATCAAAACGCTCGTCGTCCGGTAGGCCGGGGCCTGAGCCTTCCTTCACCACGTCCAGCGGTGTGACGCGCTTGATATCCAGACCATCGGTCAGCACGAAGGACACGCGATCAGCCCAGGTCATAGCCAGACGGGTGCATTGCTTGCCGGATTGGATATGGCGGCATACGTCATCGGCGTCTACACTGTGTTTGATGTAGCGGACTGTGGCCCTGCTGGCCCCGCTCGCGCGTAGCTCGGTGTCCTGGTCGATACTGAAGTTGTTCGGGGCCTCGTCCTCGGCTAGCCAGGCCGTCATGGCGGCAGCCGGGGACTGCGCTACGTATAGGTTTTCCAGCGGCAGCGGGTCGACCGTCTTTGCCAGCAGGCCTATCACCTCGTCGGCTTTGCCGTCGGCTGCTGCGTCAATCGCCAGCCAGCCGTTCTTCGTGTCGATCCAGGCGAGCGTATCGCGGTAGACGGACAGGGCGCGCGGCAGAAGCTCGTCGGTGACGCGCTCCTTGATTTCCTTCATCTGCTTGCGGCCGGGCTTGTAGCCTTGCTGCTCTTCGATTTCCTTCGCGCGGGCCTTGACAGCCTGGTTGATGGCCGATGCCGGCAATACCTTTCTCTCGGCGCGCAGCGACAGCAGGATCTGGCCGTTGATGACATGGGCCAGCTGGCCGTTCTCGCGGGGCGAAACCCAGCCCAGACGCTGCATTTCCAGATTGCTGCCAAGCTGGTAGGAATGTTTCGCCAGCGCGGCTTCAAGCGCTTCGCCCAGGCACGGCCAAGCGGCCGAAAGGCGGTAGACCTTTAGGTTTTTGAACCACATTTTTAACTCCGAAGGTGGCTAAGGCACGCCGATGGCGGCCCTTAATCCAGCGAGGTATCATTCCTCAAAGCGTCGGCATGGCGCGCGAGGGAATTAATGGAAGAGAAGATTCGGTCGGCGTACTTCGCGGTCAACCTTGATGGCATCGGGCCGTTCGTTTTCGTCGTTATGTATAACCAACGAGGAATCACTGGGCATGTTGGCGTTAGGTCCACTTGGCCGTCGCCTCCGAATGGCGTGTTCTTCGACTTTTGGATTGCTCCGCGTCATTACGACTTGTTCCCAGAGGACAAGGCGGGCGATTTGGTACGCATAGCCGTTGCGAATGCTCTGTCTAAAGGGTATTTTGTAAAGCCCCCTTTCGACGGGCGCGCCCAGCTGGATGTGGATGTCGATCCTTGGGCCGGGGAGCCATCCAGATTGAGCTAGAACGGAATTAGAACGGGATGTCGTCGTCCATGTCGGCCAGGTTGGCGGCCGAGGCTTGTCCACCGCGCTGTGCCGCGTACTGGTTCTGCTGCGGCTGCTGGCGCGCAGGTGGCGGCGCAGCCTGCGCTTCGCGTTGGGGCGTGCTGCCAAATTCCAGGGCAGTGATGCGACCGACTAGCTTGTGACCTTGCGCTCCCTCGCGGTTTTGGAATGTTTCAATGTGCACGTCGTCCAGCGTGACACTGATGCGGCTACCCTTGATAAGGTAGGGCGCCAGGGACTCGGCGCGTTTGCCCCAAAGTGAGCCGTCCACCCACTGCGTCGGCCGCTTGCCGTCCTGGCCTTTTTGCCCATAATCGAAGGCCAGTGACACGCTGGCTACGGGGTCGCCGGCCTGGGTGTAGCGAACTTCGACATCGCGCCCGATACGGGCCATACCAAAAATCTGCGCCATGATTAAGCTGCCTCCTTGCGCAGCATGGTTTCGTACCGGGTGACGGTACGCTCGAACTCCATCAGATCAGCCTCAAGGGCCTCGATGGCGTTGTCGTCGCGGCTGATCCGAACGATGGTCAGGTGGCGGCCGATCGGCTCAAGGTCGGGTGCCCACAGCACCAAGTCAACCCACTGGCGGCCGAGTAGCCACATTGCGCCGTTGCACTGGTCGATGTAGCTGCTGATGTCGCCGTTAACCACGGCCTCAAACAGCGTGTTGGACGAGACCATCGTTTTGATTTCGATGATCCCATCAGCATCGACCAGTCCGTCTACGCTCACACCGAAAAGCCGGTCGTCGGTGGTGATGAAGCCCGCTTCCTCCACGAAATTGCCGGTCTTGGCCTCGTATGCGGCGCGGGCGAAGGGCTCCTGTTCGGTTCCGAGGCGCATGGCGCCGTTCACGAACACTTCAGCGGCCCGGCCGCCGGCTCGCTCGCGGGCGACGTCCATACCGTAGGAGAGGCAGACTTTCGACGGAGCGCCGCTTTTCAGGCGGTCGCGGCAGTCCCTGAAGCGGCTTCCTGTGATGACGCCGCGGCGGGCCTCCAACCATTCGGGCGAGCCTTGCGGCGCCGTGTGATAGATCAGCTCCATCATGCTTCTCCCTGTTTGAGCATGGCACGCTTGTCGACGTATGCCTGTTTGAATGCGTCGTAGACGGCAAGGTTGTTGGTTTTTTGGATAGCGCCACAGCCTTGCTGCCAAACTTCCGCCGCCTGGGCGAGGTTGTCAGCCTGAGCGATTTTGCTGATCCATTCATCGCGCAGGTCAGCGTCTTTTTCTGCGCCAGCGCCGTCGTTGTCGTCGCCTTTCTCGGATACCCCCGTGATCGCCTTAAGGGTGTGGCGCTGAAGGTAGGTCACTGTCGAGGCGATTGCCTGGATGCTGTTCTTGTTACCGCTTTGGTCAGAGCTCGCCTCCAAGGAGACGGAATCGCTGTGGCCCTGCCGATGCTTGAGAATGCAGGTGACGCGAATCTGGCCGGCAGACTGTTCTGTTTTCCAGCTCCAGGAGAAGCCGTGGCGGGAAAGGGCAGGGCCGACGGCTTCAACAACGTCCGACAGCTCGGCGTGCTTGTAATAGGTGCGGCCTTTTGTAGAGGTGAAGTCCACAGTCTTGCGCTTCAGGACCTCGACCGCTTCCGCCTTAAATCCCGCCAAGGCATCATTGAAGGCCTTTTCCGCTTCGCGATGCTCCCACCGCTCCTGCAAGTCCATCATCTTTTCGACTTGCTCAAGTGTGGCGCCTTGATGCATCGCCGCCAGCATCATCCCCATCGGGGAGTTCGCCGCAGGCCCTGCCAGAGGCGTGGCAACTTCTTGGGCCGGGGCTTCGATTACTTCGTTCATGGCGTCCTCAGTAGGTGATCTTGATCGCGGGGATTCCACCCTTGGCAATCAGGGTTATGGCCAGCTTGGCGCACTCTTCCGTCATGCCACCCTTCACGAATGCCGTCAGGGCAGTGCGGTTAACTTTGGCCTTATGCGCCCTGTCGGCTTCACGGCACGCGGCCTCGGCTTCTTCTGCTGCCTTGGCGTCAGCTTGGCGCTTGATTTCCGCCTGACGGGCGGCCTCGGCTGCCTGCTTCTCGCGTTCGATGGCGGCCAAGCGCTCCTGTTCGGCGCGCTGTTCTGCGGCGATCTTGTCTGCCTTGGCCTGGGCGGCGGCCTTTTCTGCCTGCTCGGCTTGCAGCTTCAGTTCGAGCTCGCGCCGCTCAGCTGCTGCCTTGGCTTCCTGCTCACGGCGGATAGCGGCTTCGCGTTCAGCCTGGGCGCGGGCTTCGGCTTCACGCTGGGCTTGCTCGGCGGCTTCACGGGCGATCCGCTCTTCGCGCTCCTTCTGCGCGCGCTCCGCCTCAGCGGCGCGCAGGCGGGCCAGTTCAGCCTGCTCGGCGTCATGTTTCTCGCGCGCGGCCAGAGCCTGCTGCAGAGATTCCAAGGTTCGGGCTTTGGCGCGGTGCGCCTCGGGTTCGTATTCCTCCCATGACTCATCAACCGTCACGCCCTGAACATGCTCGATGTTGGCGCGGATCATTTCGGCGTCCAGGTCGTTCCACCCCGCGAATGACTGCAACATGGCGAGCTCGTGCTTGTGATTCGCTACCCGCGCTTCCTCGGCCTGTTCCCACTCAGTAAGCGGCGCGCGCACCTCTTCGGCCAGAGCGTCCAGGGTGTCGCGCATCCGCTTGCGCTCGGCATCGATGCGCTTGGGCACATCCTTCAGCTCATCGACCAACTGCTTGCCCAGGGCGTCCAGTGCGGTTTTCGACTTTCGAACCTTGAACGCCAGGCTTGCGGTGGCCTCGCGGCCCTTCTTCGTCGACATGTCCGGCACGTGGCCGGCCACCTCGGCGCGGATCTTGTCCAGCCACGGCTCCAGGCCGCTGGGCTTCGAATACACCTCCAGCGCGGTTTCCTGGGGCGGCAGTTTGGCGAGCTTGGTCGTTTGGGTCATATCAATCCTTCGCCGCATACGCGGTCTTGCCGCAGCCTTCGCAGGCGGTGAGGGTGGATTCGTCGCGCTGCTGGACTTCGCCGTAGCCGAAGACCAGGGCGACCAGCACCGCGGCGACGGTGAAAGCGGACAGACGGGCGTCGGGGTCGCGCAGGAGGCGGCGGATCATTGAACGTCCCCTTCGGCAGGTGACGGGAAGCAGTCGTCGTCGTCGCGGCGCTCCTGATAGGTGCGGTACTGGCCGGTGCGGGCCTCCTGCTTGCGTGCCTTGCAGGACTTCGAGCAGAACCGAGCCCAGCCGCGCGCGCGGTCGGCCGACCGGGCGGTGAAGGTGCTGCCGCAAGCCTGGCACTGGTATTGGGCGGTAGAGGTCATGACTGCTCTCCCTTGGCCTTGGCGTGGAGCTCTTGATGGTGCTGCTTGCACAGCCATGTGACGGCGAGCGGCAGCGCGTAGGACGCATGGTGGCCATCGGTCGGCGTATCCCCGCATACCTCACAAGGCAGAGGGACGATGCGCCCCATTTCGACCTCGTGACGCAGCTTTCGGCGGGCAGCATGTCGGCCTGCGTGCAGGCGTGCGTAACCGCGCATCAGAGATGCTCTGCGCTCGCGCACGCCTGGGCGCTGAGCATATGCGGCCTCATAGGCTTGGTGATAGCTACGCGGCATCTGGCCAGTTTTGACCGGGTTGCCGGATGCTTTGCGGGCCGCACGATAGGCTGCGTCGTAGGCGCGCTGGCATTCGCTGCAAAGGAAATCCGATTTGCGGATCTGCCGTTCACTTGGCTGGAAGGTCGATTTGCATTGCCGGCAGGTGGTCATTGCTGTTCCCCTTTCGCTTTGCTGATGGCGGCGCGGCGCTTGGCGGCAACCATCGTTTCGTAGTCCCACTCGGGGTCGATCTCGCCGGCGGCTTCTCGGCCGCGCCATTCTTCCTCGGCTTCCAACGCCTCCAACAGCTCCGGCGCAGCGGCGATCAGGTGGGCGTTGGCATAGTCTTCGTCGTCCGCGACTTCGGAGTGGCCGAGTGTGCTGATCTGTTGAGGAAGTGGGCGGCGCGGAATCACCACGATGGTTTCATCGACCAGATGCGTTGCCCACGGCCCGGACGTGTGTTTCGGCGTCATTCCTCGCTCCCCATGCCGCGACGGAAGCGGCGGTAAAAGAACTCGTCTCCGGCCAGCAGCGCAACGAGTGCCAGCGACCACAGGATCAGGTACGCATTCATTGCCGGCTCCCGAACGTGACGCGCTGGCCGTCTTCGGTGATCTCGACGAGCGTGTCCAGCA